ATTGCAAAGTCTGCCGTAACTAAGTTGGCAAAAGTAACAGATGCTAACTCAATTCAAGCAATTGCAACACCATTGCGCGCTTTGGCTGTTAACATTGCAGAGCAAGATCCAAAGTTTGCAGTGTTTTATAATAAGTTCTATGAAAGCGCTTTAGGTCCAATTGAAGGGTTTACCAAATAATGGCTATTAAACCAAAACAAAACATTACGGTTGATCCTTCGGTTGCCGCAGCAGCGGCAGCATTGGGCGGTGGCAGCACCGCTGCTACCACATCAGTAACCTCTGCCAAGGCACAGGCAAATACCCCTATCAGAAATGATTACGGTTTTGTTGTCAACGGCAAACAGCCAGCAACTCTTACTTTGGCACAACTTAAAACAGCCCTTGCTGATTCTACAAATAACGCACCAGCCATTATAAAAATGACTCGCGATGTTGGCAGCGTACCAAACGGTCCTTTAAGCACACTCGGGACAATAACATTAGATGGCAAACTTAGTCCAGTTGAGCAAAACGCTCTTGGAACATATGCCCTTGGTGTTGTCAATACAACCAAAGGTGGACAGCCTGCCTCTATTGCAGATGCGGTAACAAACAGATTGACCCCACAGTCAATTAGCCCATATGCAATTAACTCAACAATTAATCTTAAGAACATAGATCGTCCAGATATTGCTGCGGTCAAGGCAACAGTAACTGATCTTTATGAGCAGCTTCTTGGCAAGAAAGCGGACGATGCTACAACAACTAAGTGGGCGCAAGTTTATGATAACTATGCAGCCAGCCGTCCAACATCTCAAACCACTGGCGCTGTTACATATGGCTTGCAAACAGTCCCATCGGCTGCGGGTGGCGCAGGATCTAATCGTTTGATTCGTTCAGGACAGCAAGAAACTACTGTAACAAATAACCTCACCGCATCAGATTTTATTAAAAATCAAATTGTTGATTCTGGCGATTACAAGGCTTTCCAAGCCTCTGGTGCTGCAATGAATTTACTCACTAACATGGCTGCAAAAGAAGCGGGTGTTGCATAATGGCTGACAAACCAAAAGTTACGTCTTCTCAAGTAGCAGCAGCGGAGCCGGGTCTTGGCAGTATTCTTTCCCCCGGATCAGATTTTGCTAAAATTCTTCACGATCAGAATGGCGCTCAATATGCCTTCTGGAAAACAACGGATGCTAACCTGCCCGGCGTTAAAGACGGCACTGGTTATTCCCTTTGGAAGTTTATTAACGATGCTGTTGATAAAGGTTGGATCAATGCAACCGATCCAACAAACTTTGAAAATGGCTTACGTAGTACCGATTGGTTTAAAGCCAATGGTGCGCAAGCCTTACAGGCTGCTGCCGACAAAGCCTTATCGTTAGATGCTAACGGAAACGTATTACCAAACAGCAAATACGGCATGGAACTTCAACGCCGTATTGATGGCATTAGTGCAGTTGCAACCCAGCAAGGTTATAAACTTAGCCCAGAAATTCTGCAAGGTCTTGCCGAAGGCAGCCTTATGGATGCTTACGATCCAAATATTTATGGATCTGGCGATTACCAATCTGGCTTGCAAAGCAAGATCGTTGCTGCTGCGCAAAGCGCAGGCATTGCTCTTACCGGTGGAACTGGCGCTCAGTCAGGTATTGGTCTAGTTAATCAGCTCAAGGCGTACGCAGCCGACATGGGCGTTGCCATGCCAGATAGTTTTTATACGGATGCTGGCAACAAAATGGCAGATCCAAAATCTGGCGTTACCTATGATACTTTTGCAGGCAACATTAAAAATTATGCAGCATCAAAGTATTCTGGTTTTTCAGGACGTATTAATCAAGGCGAAACAATTAAAAATATCGCTGCTCCTTATGTTCAGGAATTTCAAAACATACTTGGCGTTCCGGCTGATAGCGTTAACTTAAGCGGAAGCACGGGCGATAGCGCTTTGATTAACAAAGCTCTTCAAGGCACCATTGATCCAAATACAGGGCTAGGTACTCCTATGCCAATTTGGCAATTCCAGCAAACTCTTCGTCAAGACCCACGCTGGAATAGCACACCAGATGCTCAAAACGCAATGGGCAGCATTGTTGAAAACCTAGGCAAAATGTTTGGAAAAATCTAATGGCACTTATTGATGAATTAGATCCTAGCGAGCGAGCAGCATTACAACGTGCTCAAGCAGCAGCAGCCGCAGGAGCAGCAGCAGCAACACCAACTGTAACTGCACCGGCTCCTGCAATGACAGATGTTCAAATGGAGCGTCAGATTGCGACAGCAGCAACCGCTACCACGCCTGCTAAAACTGCTACACCTGCTACGCCTCTTTCCACAAATGCTAAAATTGCCGCAACTATTGCTGCATACGCTGCCGCTCATCCTGCACCAGCAGGAACGCATTATGGTCAAACGCTTGGTTCAGATGGCAACCCAATTCTTTATAAAGATTTTCCTACAGCCGCAGCAGGCGGAACAGGCGCAGGCGGGGGCGCAGGCTCAGGCTCAACAGGAACAACTACCGGCACTGGCACTGGTAACACTGGCACTGGAACAACAGTAAATCCAAATACTGCTACGGATTATCTTGCAGCGGCACAGCAACAGTTAATTAACTGGGGTATTCTTAACGCAAACGATCCAAACTCAGCCGATCTAATGAAACAGATTACGACCCTTGCTCAGCAAGGTGCGCAGCCAGATACTATTGCTCTTACTATTCAAAACTCAAAAGCATATGCTGCTCGATTTTCTGGTAATGCTGCGCGTGTAGCCAATGGTCTTTCCGCATATGATCCAGCATCATATTTGCTTGCTGAACAAAATTATAGTCAAATTCTTAATGAGGCTGGCGTTGGTCCGCAATATCAGACTCAAGCATTTTTTGCCAATTTAATTGGAAAGAACATAGGAACGACTACGCTTCAACAGTATGTCAATATGGCTAGTGATTTAGCAACAACATCAGATCCATATTTGCTACAAACAGCATCTCAACAGTATGGCTTAAATAAGGGCGATCTTATCGCTCACTTCCTTGATCCAAATACTGCCCTTCCAATTATTCAACAGCAGTTTGCCGCAACTCAAACATCAGCCGAAGCTGCTCGTCAAAACCTTGCTCTTAATCAACAGAACGCTATGACCCTTGCCGCGCAAGGTGTAACACAGCAACAAGCACAAGCAGGTTTTGCAACCATTGGTAGCCAACTTGCTCAACAGCAACAGTTGGCAAGCATGTACGGCATGGGTGCTGAAAAAATGGGCAATGAATTAACTGCCGCTCAATTTAATTCAAACATCGGCGGCGTTAGCGCTGCCCAAGCACAGCAAGATATAACGCGCCTACGCGCACAGGAAGTTAACCAGTTCTCTGGTTCATCCGGTGCAGCCAAGGGCAGCCTCTACACAGAGGGTCAAGGCGTTAGTTAACTAGGTTCCATCACCACCCATTGGCATGGTGATGTGTAACTAAAGACCAAGAGTAGGAGCCAAACCTCTTTCCCCTGAGAGAATTTGTGGCCTGCGTCAACCAAACAGAAAAGGGAGTGCCACATGGCAGACCAATACGAAGACGATGACTTTGATCTTGAAGAAGATCAACCATCGCAAACCCAAGACCAAAACGGTCCAGCAAATCTACGCAAGGCTCTTAAGCGAGCAGAGCGTGAAAAGAAGGAACTGGCTGATCAGCTAGCTTCTATTCAGGCAGACCTTCGTGGTCGTTCAGTCAAGGAAGTATTGGAACAAAAAGGTGTACCTACCAAGGTAGCCAAATTTATTCCTACCGACGTAAGTACGCCGGAACAGATTGATGCATGGTTAAACGAGAACGCTGATGTGTTCGGTTTTGCTGCGCCTGAATCTGCTTCATCGGAAGAACCAACACCAAATGCTAGAGAAACACAGCGTATCAATACCGCTCTTCAAAACGCAAATACCCCATCTCGCGATGCAGATACTGCCGCGAAATTGGCTGGCGTTAAAACCAGAGAAGAACTTGACATGCTCGTTTTCGGCCAAAAGGTAAGTGGCTCACGCCGATAAAAACCCATTCGACACTAGACCCTATAGAAAGTAGGTGACACAATGGCAAATCAATATACCGACTCAGTTGGCTCTACCTCTGGTATTCCCGGATTAGTACAGACCGCGTATGATCGTTATGTAGAGTTTGCACTCCGTGCTGTCCCACTTATCCGCGACGTTGCAGATAAGCGCCCAGTACAGCAGGCTATGCCCGGCTCATCTGTTGTATTCCAGATTTACACAGATATGTCAGCAGTTACAACATCTCTCTCAGAAGATGTTGATCCAGATGCAGTTGCACTTGGAAACACAACCCCTGTTACCGTTTCGCTCCTTGAATACGGTAACGCATCACTCGCAACTCGTAAGCTCGAGTTGTTCTCACTCTCAGATGTAGATCCAGCCATCGCAGACATTATTGCGTTCAACATGGCTGACTCACTTGACACAGTTGTGCTCAAGACACTTGTTGGTGGACCAAACGCTATTGCTGAACTTACAGGTGGCTCAGCCAACCCTGTATCAACATACAATGGCAACTACACCAACGGTACAACTCAGGCTAGCATCGACGGCACATCAGTCATTCGCTCACGCGATATTCGTACTGCTGTTGCTAAGCTCCGTGCTAACAAGGCCGTCCCACGTCAGGGAGAATACTACTGGTGTGGTATTCACCCAGAAGTTTCATACGACCTTCGCTCAGAAACTGGCGCAGGCGGATGGCGTGACGATCACAAGTACGCTGAGAACGGTGCTTCTGAATTTTGGCCGGGTACTATCGGAACATACGAAGGTGCTATGTTCGTAGAATCACCACGTTTGTTCAACACAACAGACGGAACTGGCTCAACAGGTGCAACAGGTACCTTCGGTACTTCTGGCTACACCTACGCTTCTGGCGGTACACGTGTATTCCGTACACTTGTTGCTGGTAAGCAGGCTCTCGCAGAAGCAGTGGCAGAAGAGCCACATGTTATCTTCGGACCAATTGTTGATAAGTTGATGCGTTTCCGTCCAATCGGATGGTACGGCGTTCTAGGCTGGGCACGTTACCGTGACGCAGCTTTGGTTCGTATCGAATCATCAGCTTCTATCCACAACTCCTAATCCGAGTTAGTTGCTTCCTAGCCCCTCTATTCCTTTCAAGGGGCTAGGCGGCAACGCCCAACGAAAGGTAACGCATGACATATACATTTAAGCCACCAACGGTCAATGAAGGACCAGCAGGTTTTGGTATTTTGTTTTGGCGTTACAAAATCGCACGCGCTAATTCGATCCTTGTCAACGGATCGGTAGTTACTTCAATTCGTACACCAGCGGTGCAGGATACACAGTCGGCAGACTATTGCTATCTAGGCGGGCATGAGTACATCATCACCCAGCCAGAATACGACATTCTTTATGCAGCGGGCTATGGCCCCTACATTACTATTTCTTAGGAGCATTGAGTGGCTAATCCCGGCAGATACAACATCAATGTGATTAAGGGTACAACTTTTAATTTAACATCAGTATGGAAGATTAACAACATTCCTGTCATTATGACCGGCTATTCAGCCGATATGCAGGTGCGCGATGTATCAAACAATCTCATCACTGAAATGTCCACTGGCAACGGCAAAGCAACAATTACTGGCAGCGCGGGCGAAATTTCTTGTGACCTTACTGCTGCCCAGACAGCAGCCCTTGCTGCCGGCACATACAGCTACGCTCTTAATGTGACTGATGGCACAGGAACAGTTACGCAACTTCTCAATGGAGCATTTCTTGTAGCACCATCGGTGGTGCAGTAATGACAGTCAATCAGGACAGCATTTCTACCGTTGAGGTTCAGGTAACTACTAACGTCTTTGACGTAGTATCAAATGAATATCGCGTTATTGAACTTGGCCCTATTGGGCCACAAGGTCCTATTGGCTACCAAGGCGCAATAGGTGTTACAGGTGCAACAGGCCCTACAGGACCGACAGGAGCAATAGGTGCGACAGGAAACACTGGGCTTACTGGTAATACTGGTGCCATTGGTAGCACTGGTCCTACTGGCGCTGCTGGACAAACTGGACCAACTGGCTCACAAGGAAACACTGGTTTTACCGGATACACCGGAGCAACAGGATTTACCGGCAGCACGGGACCTGCTGGCGCTCAAGGCAATACTGGACCGACTGGACCAACAGGGGCTGTAGGCAATACAGGCTTTACTGGCTTTACAGGTTTTACAGGCTCTACAGGCCCTACAGGGCCTACAGGAGCCGTTGGAGCGACAGGCTTTACTGGTTACACCGGGGCAACTGGTTTCACAGGCTTTACGGGCAGCACAGGCCCTACAGGGCCTACTGGAGCGCAAGGCGCTGCTGGTCCACAAGGCAACACTGGTAATACGGGTGTTACAGGCCCTACAGGGCTTACAGGAGCCGTTGGCAGCACAGGTCCTACAGGTTCTACAGGCTTTACTGGTTCAACAGGTGCTACGGGCTTTACAGGCTCTACAGGACCTACTGGTCCTACGGGTGCTCAGGGCAATACGGGCAACACGGGAAACACTGGCAACACAGGTAACACTGGTAACACTGGTAACACTGGACCATCCGTAACAGGATCTACTGGTCCGACTGGTGCTACTGGAGCCACAGGTGCTACGGGTGCAGGCGGAACTATTGCCTACTACGGAAATTTCTACGACACAACAACCCAAACAAATGCTGGCGCTACAAGCGCCAACCTCATCACGCTTAACACCAATGCTGGCTCCAATGGCGTAAGCATTGTATCTGGCAGTCAAATCACATTTGGTTATGCTGGCACTTATGCCATCAACTTGCTCGGTCAATTCATCACCACAGGTGGCGGCAGCAACTATCAAGTTAACGTTTGGTA